GATAATTTAGACAAAGCAATTAAAACAAGACAAGAATTTTGTAAAAAAAATAATATTATTGCTTAATTTGGATAAATTGCTTTCTATTATTTCCTTTATTATAGCTAATATGTACCCATTCTTTATTTCCTATTTTTTCGTGTATTAACTGGTCAAACTCAATTCCAGAACGTTTAACAAAATCTATTGCTTGTTGTACACTCATTCCTACAATTATAAAATCAGCTGCTTTACCGTTTAAGTGCTGAGATGTAGTTTTTCCACCTGTTAACTGGTTTACTTTTTTGCACCTGTAACCAGACGTAATTACAATCGGTCTTTTGACTTTATCTCTTAACGGTTGCAATACATAGAATATTAATTGCAATAGATTGTCTAAGCTAGCCACATCTGGCATATTCTTAATGCCGTTTTTGTCTGCTATATCCGACTTTATTAATTCCGAAATTGAAAAATTTAACATAGTTACTCCTTAAATTTGTCATCAAGTCTTTTGTGGGCTGATTTAACGCTATCCTCAACCCTTACCATACGTTCTATTAGGTTATTATGTTTATCTTGTTTTTTTTCGATAGCGTTTAATTTCTCTTCAAATTTGCCTATTTTGAACGCAATATATAATGCTTGTATTACAACGGTGATTAATATTCCAGCTAGCTCATAACTCATTTTTATTTTCCATTCTTTAGTAAAAAATCTGCATTTTTAGTAATTTTGTAAATGTAATCCATTCCATTGAAATTAGGCAGCTTTACTTTTTTGAACTGTTCGCAATATGTATCAAACCCTTCCTTGGTAAAAAACCAGCTGAAAGGTTTGTTGCTTTTCATAAAGTTATAGTTAGCCGTTTCAAGCATTAGATTTCCTTCACAAGTTTTCCCCCCCTTTGAAACCGCAAGCATATGTCCGTTGGTGACGTTATCTTTTGTTAATAGGTTTCCGCCCATATCAACTTTGACATCTGGCATATTACCTTTTAGCCACTCAGTTTTTAAAATTGATTTATAACCAAAAGATAATTGATATACTGGCGGTATCATCATTTCCAGCCATCCATTCTTTTCTGGTATATTTCTACAAAGAAAAACATAGCCCAAGCTATTAGTATATTGACTTTACATTGTATTAATAAATCTTTTAATATCAAAGAAGATAAATGCCTGTTGAAATCAATTATACTTTTATCATCACACATCAAGTCGTGGAATAATGCCCCTACTAATAGCTTTGGATTTCCTTTGCCTATTCTGAAAGGAATTGTAGCACCGTCGTATTTATGATTTGTCGGGTTAGAAATAATTTTATTTACTTCTTTGCCCTGTTCATCAATATAATGTATTTTAATCAATGCGCTTTGTTGTGCTAAGAATGGATATTTGTATTTGTCTTTAGCAATTAATGAAGTATCACAAGGCAACACACAACGCATTAATACTTGTGGGTCGCCTATAAGTTCTACTGTTAATTGTTCTTTCACTTGATAAATACTTTCTTTATTTCGCTAAATAAGTTTCTAAAATCGGGTAAATGTACGGCTATTGCTTGCAATTCACCCTCAATATTGTCAATGTGTTTTTTAATTTCTTCTGCAATGCCTTTTTTTGCATCAATTATCTTTTTTGATTTTTTAATTGCTTTTTGAATTTTATTGTAAAGAAATAAAATTTTAAAAATATTCATAATTTATACTCCTTATACTGTTAATCCTGAAACCGCTATCCAACCGTTTACTGTTGCTGTTCCGGCTGTTTGACTTACTTGATTAGTTACACTCGTAAAGGTAAACGTATTTCCACCGCCTTTGATTATGCCACCACCCGAAACATTTAAAGCTGTTGTAACAGTACTGAATGTTCCAGTTGTTGCCCACTGAATATAAATGTTCCCGCCTTCTGCGACAACCGCTTTAGCGCAATTTGAGAAATTACATTTAGCGAATGCGCAGTTACCGCCTCTAAACGCCCATACAGCGTAATTTATACCTGAAAAAGTACACTCGCTAACAAACACATACGCATTATCCAGAGCCATAATGCCCCTATAATCCGTTGAAGTTGAGCCGTTTGTATTTTGTATAGTGCATTTTGAAATGGTTACATTTAAACCTAAAACCCTGAACATATCTGCTGCTGCCGTTGTTGTAGTCCAGTTTATTGTTGTGTTACTTGCACCATTACCAGTTATAATTAATTTTGGAATATTAAAGTTTGTACTTAAAATCTGTTGTGTAGATGAAACATCAAAAGTACCATTTCCCAGTTGAATAGTTACGCTCCCATCACTCCATTTGCCCACTAATGAAGCAAGAGCAGAGGATATTGTTGTATAATCACCGCTATCATCTGTTTTAACATTTATAACTGTTCCTGCGGGTAAATAATTTGCACTTGTCATAAATCCTGTATGCCCAGCGTGTTCATAATCTAAGTTACTTAATTGGGAATGGTCTGATATACCACCGCCACCACCACCGCCAGTAGCTTCACCAAATACTGGTAAATAATCGCCTTGCTTATCTAAAACAAATCCTCCCATAAAGCACCTCCTTATGAGTATTCTAGCGTAGTTCTATCTGACCACGCAAATTTATAATCCGCACTCCCACCAGCAAATTTAATTGATGTAGGTTTATCATTTGCATCATAAGTGATTGCTTTTATTTGCCATTGTTCGGTGTCTGCACCAATTCCGCTAGCGGCCGTTCCAATGTACTCAGTGTTTGCCGTTGATGTTCTATCGAATAACATTTGTGTTCCGTTCATTATAATTCTCCTTAATTAACAGGTATAAAGTCGTTTTGTAACCTAGTCATACACTCTTGCAAGAAATGAGCCGTTACAATTTCATTATGTTGATATTGAGTCCAATCGGTTATTTCTTGCGAAAAATCACTAGGTTTATTATACGCTAACACCATAACTGGAATGCCAGTATTAGCAGCTATGGCTATTGCTGGGAATAAATCTGATAAAAAATCCCTTCTAGTATTATCGCTCATTGTTACTTGCCTTCTTATCCAACCGAGTGAAGTTTCAAAGAAATCCCTTTCAAATTGTTGCTCTCTTACAACTGCTGGGTCTGGTTGTGGTATTTCTGTGGCAATTTGTTTAATTTTGTTGCCAAGGTCAATATATGTAAATGAATAAACTTTATCTGGGTCAATTTCGGCTTCTACATATTCCAAATAGCCGTCTGCTATTAATAAATCGTAATTAGTGTCATAATTGCATATTGAACCCTTATTTTTAGGAGGGAACTCAATTTCTGTTTCTGATATTAATTTTGCATATTTAGTCATTGATTAACCTTTCTATGTTATAGCCCAGTAGTATGAGTATGATTGAACTTGAGTATATCCACTAGCGTAGCATTCATCACAAGCGTAAGTAGTAGAAACACCGCCGTCTGTACCATACACCCTATAATATTTATAAGCCGTATTCGAATAATTGGTTAACGTGGTTGAAGCTGGGTTTGTCGACTGGCTAAAAGTTTGTAATGTAGTATATGTATTGCCGTCATTACTAGCTTCAATGCTTGCCGATTGTGGCGAATAATAAGCTGCAGACGCCTTATACCAATTAAAAGATAATGATGTAATCCGCACTGGGTCTGGATTATAAAAACCTAAATAATGAGGTAAAGTGCCAGCTGTTTGTGCAAAATGCCCTGTTCCTGTTTGTCCGTCGAACATTAAATAAGCATATCTATTGCTATATGTTGAATCCATAAAAGCAGCGAAGCTGCTTCCCCCTGGTGTCACTTGCGCCGTCATTGTCGGATTACTCCACGCTTGCTCTACCGTTGACGTTGTATAAGAACCTGTGAAAGTCATTGTTTTATCTGCATTCATCAATACAGAACCAGATGACGTACCATAAGTGCTATGATATACCGAGTAATAGACAACTGACCCAGTAGGGACAGTTAAGGTTTTTTGATTATATGCTACACCGTTACAAGTTAGCGTGCAAGTCGCCCCAGAGGGGTTTGTTACTACTGTTAATGTAACCTTTGCCGTTAATAATAATAACTTTTTTTCAAAAACACTAGGCATTAATTTATGCTCCTATTGGCGCACCGCCGCAATACCAAGCGGACTCTGTGGGTGAATATTGATACAAAATACTATACGTTCCAGCGGTTGATAAGTCTGGGGCGGTCTTATTGTAATATTTTGGTGTCGCACCCAAGCCCAAATCTATTGAATATACTGTACTCATATCAATTTCTAATTCAATACGGTGTAAAACCGTTGTGTCTGTTATTGTTGGTAATGAAAATGTAATATTGCCACTAGGTGTAATGTGGTAAACTTTATTGTCTTGTAATACGGTAGTGCCCGAAGTAGTCAATGCTATTATTCCTGGCGCAATAGCTTCTTTTGAGTCTATCTGGTCTTGCAGACTTGAGAATTTAGCTAAGCCCACATCATCTAAGTTTGTTAATGATACATTTGCTCTTGATGCTAAGCCCACATCATCCATACCATACCACACCACTAAATCATTCACGGTCAATTTCCAAGCGTTTAAATTAATTGTACCGTCAAAAGGATTAGCCGTACCAGCACCGAATAAATTAGGAGAACCGCCTACATATTGTTGAGTAGCATTATGTACAGTAGATGATGTTACCGTAATATCGTCTGTAAACTCTTCTTGGTCTAACGAATAAGATAGTTTGTAGTCACTTCCGTCCCAAGATAATTTTAATGTATATACTACGCCCTGTTCTACTGTGTATGTTCCAGTAGATGAGTTTGCAATATCCCAGCTAGTGCCGTTTGATGATATTGATAATACAAAATTATCGTTATATATTGCAACTGCAACGCCATAATAAGAGTCAATAATATTCTGTTGTGTAGTTACATCATCCGAAGTAGTGAATTGAAATTGTAATTCCCAAGTATAATTTCCGAAGTTCCATACATAAGGAAATTGAAGATAATCACTTGCGGTAAATCCGCTAACATTACCACTATTTATAGTTAAATCGCCCACTATTGATAAATTAGGATTTTTAGCAATTTGCAACTCTTCAAGGCGTTGATACACTCCCTCAATAGCATCTGCTACACCGTACTCGCTTGTAAATTTATACATACTTGAGTCCGAAACTGAGGGAATTTCGTTAGAAATTGCCGAATTACTAAAATTACTTACTAATAGACTTGTTATAGTATTATCGGATGCTGATATTGTTTTATTAGTTAATGTTTGAATGCCTGTTTCGGTTACTAAGTTTGTGGGTTTATTTCTAATATAATCAACGGCTTGACTATCGGTTTGAGTCCAATCCGCTTGCATTTGTCCAGCCACAACTGTATCTGCATAGCGTTCTGCTCTATCCGCTTCATCCTTTGCTCTGTCTGCCTCTTCCGTTGCTCTATCGACTTCATCACCTACATCCGCAATAGCATCATCTTTTGCATCATTAATATCATCTATTGCGCTATCCTTAGCATCATCTAAATCATCAATAGCATCATCCTTTGCGCTATCTAATGTATTTAATGCGCTAATCAGGGCTGCATTTAATGAAATTGCACCTTCGTCAATAGTGTTTCCAGTACAGATATATAATAGACCGTTTGCGCTTGTAACCATAATCTGGTCTGTTTGTCTTCCGTAAATTGAGTTTGAAACAGACGGCTGGGAAGTATTACCAGTCCAAGTTTGAGAAGCATCAAAAGCAACTTCTACACCACTATTAGGTAATTTTGCAGCACTCCCAGGCCAGCTATTATACCTTCCAGGGTCTTTTACAGAAAATGCGCCAGTCGTAGAATACTGGGTAAAATATGCACCAGTATATGACTCTGTATGCTTTCTTCCAAATTGTCCTGTGATGTTCATTGTACCTCTTGAGTGGGTATGCGCAATATCGGGAGCACCTGGTAAGTTCAAGCCACCTGGTGATGAAGATGCACTTTTGAAGAAATAATTATTTCTTGGCATTAATATACGTTCGTTTTCTGTATCAACGCCATAAAACCAAGCAACACCATAAGTGTTGAAATAAGCATCCACTGCTGATTTATCTGCAATACTATAAAAGATATGTCCGTTTGCATTATTGTAAGTTGTTATTGTATTTGCACCTAATACAGTTTGAGTTGCAGTACCAGCATTCATTTCCGAAATACATCTATCGTAAAATGTAGGATAGCCATAATGTTGTTCATTTACTGCATCTTTATATGCATATTCACCTTGTAAAGTAAAGCCCATTGTATCATCATAAGTTAATAAATGGTCTTTTAATACAACATCAAATAAGTTATGACTTCTGCCAATACCCTCAAATTGTCGCCAGTTTACTGTGTCTGTTTCAGGGTCGTTACTTAAATTGCTATTTGTGTTTGAAATATAAATTTTACCGTTTTTAGAACAAAATCCGTTAATATAATAGGTAGTGTTATAATCCCATTCTGGTATGCCTTGTTGTAATAAATAACAAAGTTCATAAGATAAAACCTTACCGAAGCCAGTCATTTCTGGCAAAGGCGGATATTGGTTTGTAGGTGTTACCGCACCAATAAAACCTTGTTGCCAAGCTGGTAATCCTTGAATAGTATCAATGTCTGCCGTGCCGTTATAAGTGCCGATTAATGCAGAACCAAATTGACCGATTTCTGGTCCTTGAGTGGTTGCATTGTCTGCTGGGTTTGCGCTTTCACCAAATAATTTAGCCGTTTTTCTGATATACTTTGTCATTCTGTTATTTCCTTTAGAGTTATGTTGCATCCAGTAGGGTGTGGAAGTATGTTCTTATAATTTGCAAAAAACATTGTAGTTCGATAGCTACTATTATAATTATATATTACTTCCATTTTGCCCCAAGTAGTATATACATTTCCGTTTGACCACTTCCAAATCGCCTCGTCTATATTCTTTTTTGTATGATTTATTGAGTTTTTAATTACTTTTAATTTGATTAATTTTCTAAAATCACCATCATTAAACGTATTTTTCTTTAGTCTGATGTCTTTCCAATCTTTGTACATCAAAAAGCCACCATCATTATCAGCAAAGTTTGTATAGGTTGAAAAACCACCTTGGAATGTACTATAAGCGTTGTTTGCAATAGTTGTAAAGTATGGATAAGCTAAGTAATTATGTTGCCAATCGTCTATGCCGTTATAATATCTATCCATTGATACCCATTTACCGACTACATCTAATTGAGCACCCTCTGAATGTTCCACACTAAGGCATAAATCTCTGATTTTTAATATCAAACAATTAGCAAAAATCAACTCTGTTAATAAGTCAATACAAGCCCTATTCTTAGGTGATTGCCTATATTGAATTATAATTAAGTTTTTTATCCAGTTTTTAATGTTTTCAAGTTCTAATTCGTAATTCATATTAATTTGCTGCCGATATATAAATCTTATTTGCGTCTGTTGTATATTTGTCTGCTATTGACGTAGCTGGTAAATAATCCGACCAAGTACCAGCTGTAAATGCTATATAAATTTTATCGCCATCAGTTGCTGTTCCTACAAAAGAAATACCATAATCATCTAAATCCACATTACTACCTTGGAACACCCAGTTATCTGATGAATATTCAAACTCATAAATTGCAGTTACATCTCCGACTTTGTCTTGAAAGATACTTGATACAACTGATACCGATGTAATTGTAGTGCTAGTTGTAGATGGAGTTGCAGTACCACCATTTGAAACTTCTACATTAATTGCATATCCGTTTCCACCGTCTGATAATAAAGCGTCTGCACACACTTGCGTTACTTTTGAAGTTTCTACATCTTCACCTATATTAAATATTAAATTTTCTGCAATATAATCTTTTATTGCGTCTAGGTTTATTTCACCCATATCTGTAATCGGTAATATATCAAATCTTATATATAATGGAATAATCGTTTCTCTATCAAATCTTATTGTAATTTCTTGTAGGCTTGCAGTTGTCAATGGAACTTCAATAGAACCTCTAGTATCACTACCTCCTATATTTTCATAAATAATATCTGCAATATCAGTATTTGCTCCACCCTCAACTATTGCCCAAATAGTATGTGCTGGCGTATTAGTTGAGTCTGTTTCATTTGTTCTATTTTCGTGAATGTTTACATCTACAACGCCATCCAATGCAAGTAATCTAGCCTCAATATTATCTACATTATTTCCGCTAGCCATAGTTACTGACCTTGCACGTCTTATTCTAAAATCGCTATCACTTTCCTCTTCAACACCAATAGATGTAGCACCTACATTATTGATTGCTGATATCACACCAGGAATTATGGTTACAAGGTTTGTAATTGTTCCTATTGTAGGAATAACAGCACCTTTATTTTTAGCTCTAAATTCTAAAGTTGTAGAGCCAGCCAATAAAGTTGTAGTATCAACCAAAAACCAAACATTCCCGTTGTTATCTGATACGGTAAAAGATGAGGCATTTTCGTCATTAAATGAAGCGTCTAAACCCTCTAACGTTACTGTTTGATTAGTTGTTATAGTAATATTTTGTAAAGTAAATGAACCAGTTTTACGTTCTAAATAGTTTATTTGATACCTGTTATCTTGCACCGCTCCCACGCACTTGTCTGGGTCACAAGAGTTATAAACCTCAGTTATTAATTCCCTTATAGTAGTACCAGCATATGCAAAAAGTTGAATTAATTGACCATCTGGAGTATTAGAATCTAAATTTAAAACTTCGCTATTCTGTGCGTAAATATTTTGAAATCCAGTTACTAAATCCGTTACTAGTGTATTATTGTCTTTTGTTTGTAACCCCTCATAGGTTAATTCATCAATATCTGCCATATTTCACCTTACATTGCAAATTCTATATTTAATTCATTATCACCAGAATATACAGTAAATACTTTGCAAGAGCAGTTGTATTTTCTGCCCTCCAATACGCTATCAAAATCGAATACACTTAAAACGCCATCTCTGGCTTGTATTGTATTTACTACATCCTGGTCTAGTAATTCTTTTTGATTTTTAGTACCTAATCTAGTGTACCAATCAATGCCATTTTCTAATGCAAAAAAGCAATCGTATTTCCATTCATATAATGCAGTATAAATATCTTGCATTATTTGATTCTGCTGACTTCTGTAATCTGCAAAAGAGTGTCCGAATAGCCACTCTGAATATCCCGAATTGTCTTTTCTTATAGAACGTACTAGCATAATTTAATTATACTACATTTAGCTTGTAATTACACCGCTTGTTGGTCTGCCCTCATTACCAGTATGTTTATGGTCATAATAGCTTTGACCATTGATTATTAAATCATCACACACTAAATAAATTTTATTTCCAGTTTGAGTTATCGTTGCACCGTTTAAATTTAGGTTTGTAGTGCCATTTACTGTTGTAGTTGCACTACCTGTTATTGTTACACTTGGAGCGGTTTCACTAATTGTAGTTAATGCATTAAGTGTATAATCTTTTGTGTTTTCTTTTATTGAAGTTTCAGCATTTAACTCATATTCTTTAGTATTGGTAGTTATTGACTCATCCTTAATCTGAACATCGCTACCTTTATAATATATATGTAAACACGCCTCAATAAATGGAACTAGCGGTAATTTTGGCTGGCTATGAACACCACAAATAAACAAAGCATCTGATAAATCGTGACATCTATCGTATGCTAATTTTCCACCATTACTTGTTAGATACCAAGTTTCCAACTCTCTATCATTAAATAACAATATGCCTTCCATTCCTGGCTCAATCGGGTAAACACTACCAATACCACCCCAGCCAAAAAAATGTACTTTTGCATAAATATCTGGGTATTCTTCAAGTATCTGGTTACCATCTTGTTTTAATTGTTTCAACCTTTTGTTGTTTACTCTACATTTAACGGTCAAATTTTCTGGATTAAATTCAATTACAGTAGCAACTTTTACGCAATTCATATTGTAGTTAATTGTATCTTTTAACGCTTGTAATAAGCTATATAATGTAGTTTTATTTGTTAATTCTTGGTTATTTAATGGCATTTTAACCCTTTCTTATATCAGCGTGAGTCCAAGTTGAGTATCCCTTAACAAAAGCAAACATTCCAGACTTTTTAGCTTTTTGAGATACTTCTGAAGCACTTACACCAGAAATTTTGAAATCAACTGCTCGCCCTGTTAAATGCTGGCTATTACTTACGCCTCCCTCTCTTTTATTATTTGCAACTGAACGCCATCCGCTTGTTATAACTATCTTTTTTCCAGAAAAATATGTATCTCTAAATTTGACAACTCTGTTAGCAATTTCTGTACACGATTGTAATTTCCCAGTTGTTAAATCTTTTAATCTTTCATTTGCAGTATTGTTATTGCCTATCATATTTTTCCAAGAAATTGATGAGTTTATAAATTTGTCTGGAATACCTCCAGCAGTCTTTTTGATATATTTATAAATAGACTCAATACTAGAACTGATTTTAACACCAATAGGTTGAACATCATTATTTTTTACAATTGATGTAGGACTTCCAGCTGGATTATTGGTTAAGTTTTCATTTGAGTTCGCAATATCCTCAATATATTGTAATTGAAGTGTAGTAATTCTTGTGCCACCTTCTGCCCCAGATATTAAACAACTATGATTTACACTTAGTGTTTTGTATTGACCGTCAAACCTTGCTTGTGTACTTGATTTAATTTCGACCAATTGTCCGACCTTGATTGTAGGTTCAAATAACATTGATATTTCCAGTATGTGGTCATATCTTTTTGGCGTATCTAATAACCCAGTATCGGCAGCTATATAATAGCATCCATAATCGCTAAGTGTTTCATTATCGTTTAAATTATGCACAACTCCGTTATCAACAAAAGTATGACCGCCAGTCAATTTGTTTGCAAGTACAAAAACATTACCGTCAAACACCGTGGGAACTTGAAAAGCACCTTCTAAGACTCCAGTTTCACCGAGTTTTAAACTTGGCAATCTTCCTATTAAATATTCGTATGCTTGTTTAAACGTAGTTCCGGCTTCAAAGGTTACTCCGCAATACTCGGTTAAAATATCGGGGTCTGTAACATCAATTACGGTTATAAAATCAACGCCAGACCTGAATGAGTGGCATTCTTGAATATATCCAAAAGTTACTAGTGTTAATTGTTCACCATAGCCAGCTTCAAGAGTTACCCATTTAACATAGGGGTTAGTATCGAGCAATAATCTATCCTGATATATTGACTCCCTTGTAGCACCGTCTAAATTATAAATTGTTATTCTTGATGAGTTTTCTGACTGCGTTGTTTTAACCACATTAAATTCAATAGTAATAGGGTCTTTTACTATTTCTTGCTTCGGATTTCCGTTTTCATCCGTCCAGTTAATCATTAGCTTATAGTGGCATTGTAACTTATCTGACATTATAAACTAAGTCCTCAAATTCTTGTACGTCTTCTTGGTTTAATAGCAATACTATTACATTATTATTAGTAAAGTCATCTAATTGAAAAGGGTCTGCATTGTTCGTTGCTAGAAATGCAAGTCCAAAAGGTAATTTATTTCGTAAATGTCTTAATGCATTATAAGTCAATACAACCTTGTTTCCACGGTTAATATAGTCTTTATATTCAATATCAAAATACCACGACTGCTGGGAAGGATAATAATATAGTTTAAAAATTGCTGACTCGTTATTGTCAAGTTTAATAACGTGTCTTTGTCTTGGTTCTGATGTTATAGATGATACAATTTTCATTAGCCACCTTGCCTACTGTATATTGTTTGTACTGTATCTATTGCGCTTTTTGCAAAGTTAAATGCTGGATTAGAATAAATTAATGCGTTGCTTCCTTTTTCCACCCATTTAGAAACAATCGGATGATTTTTCTTTATATTGCTTAATGCATCTTTTACTTTATCTTGCACCGACTTTTCAACGTCCTGCGCTCTAAAATCGCCCTTGTTGACTTCTGGCTGGTCTATTACTGCTTTTGGACTTACCATTCCATATTTTTCTTTGTCTAAATCAACTATCTTGGTTGTAGCAACCCTGAACTCTTTTATTGTGATTTCAATATCAGTTATATAGTTATTAGACCCTTGATGAGATGATACGGACTGTAGATAGTACAATCTTTTATAATCATTACCCTCGTTTAATGTAGTTTCAAATTTGAGTCCTTTTAATGATACTGGAATTCTTAACTCCAGAATGCGATTTAAATATGCTACTGTGGTTTCTTGCATTTTGTTTGTTAGCTTGCGCTGTCTTGCAGTTATAAAATTATCTTCAATAAGTTTCTTATATCTGTTATAGCTTGACTCTAATTGATTAACTATGTTTATAGCTGATTGAGTTGCATTTCCTACATATCCAGAAATTGCGCTTATTGGCTTCATAGCATCAAAAGTCTTTTTTAAAACGGGATTCGAATTGATTTTATTATTTAAACTTTTAAGCCACTCGTTACTTCCTCTATACGTCACTTCGCCAATACAACCTCTCAATCTATAAATTCTAGGTTTTATGGCAATATGGTCTTGTACTGCGTGATTAGTTTCCACAAAATTATCTGTAATAGCTGCTTCTGATGTTATTGTTTCATCATCTAAATATGTGAAAAATATAGCTATTCCTTTGTCTTCCATTTCTGTTAATACAGTTGTGAAATCTTCGGCTTTTAGTTTAAAAATTTGTGTATCTTCACTCATTATCTATATTGCTCCGCTAAAATCAAATTATGCATATTTGCAAGTTCTCTGATAGCTTGCTCTGTTGGTTGTGGGTTATTATAGAAGTTATTTGTTAAATTGCTTTTTACGTTGTGATATTGATACCTAGCACCGCCTTCGTCTGGGTCTGGTGTTAATTCCTCTTCCTCTTCTCTTTTAATGTGTAACCAGTCCATAATTAAATCTTTAATATCTTTTATCAATAGGCAAGCTGATGCAATAGTAAATATTGCGCCAACTACTGGACCACCCAAAAATCCAGCAGCCCCACCTATTAATCTTTTGCCAGCCATACCTAGAGCGGTTCTTAATCCCTTTCTGCCGGCTACTCTCGTTAATGCCTTGCCAGCACCAAATAAACCACCTAGCCCAGCAATAGCTTTTCCAATAGCACCACCTGATAATAAACCAGCAAATGCGGTTAATGACTTAATTACTGCATTTCCAGCTAATAACAAAAGAATATCTCTTAATACGTAAAGCCATTTTGGATTTTTTTCAAGTACGTTGGCTACTTGTAAAGCAATTTTAGAAGTTGCTTCCATAATTTTTTGAACCGCTGGCATTATAGTTAATAGCAATCTTTGTTTAGCTAACTCCCAGCGCATATTATTCATTTGTTGCTTTGCCGTGTATTTAGCTAATTGTTTACGTTCTTTTTCGGTTAATTGTAATTGAGATGATGTTTTCAAATAATCTTTGAATTGTTCATCCGATAATTCAAGTACATTTAGCCATTCTTGAGATAAGCCAAGCTCTTGTAAAATTTCCGATTTAACTCTGCCACTATATTTTTTAAGTGAACCTCGCAAAGATAAAATTAATTTATCGCTATCCATCCCACGAGGATTAATACCAAGCATCCCAAAAGTTCTAGCACCCTCGCCAAACCTTTCAAATCTAAATATTTTATGCTGCAAACTTTGAATATCGCCAGCAACTTGCTCTGGTGATAAACCCATACCCGATAATTGAGCAATACCAGCCATTCTATTTAACCTTGAAATAGATATTCCGCTTTGTCTTTCAAAGGTTATATACATTTGATTTGATTTTAGCAAACTATTGCCAAGTCTATCAAGCATTGTAACGGTTGCACCTATTGCACCTACCATTTTAAGAGCCGTTCCAATACTTTTTTGCATTGATGAGTTTAATGAGTCTTGTTCGCTCTTAACGGCTTTTAAATTGTCTAATTCATCTTGCTGGGCTGCATTTTTTCTTATTAATGCCTTTTCTTGGTCATTGGTAGCTTTTGATAAATCTTGTAAGACTTTTATTTGTCTGCGTGTCTTTTTTTCGGCTTCAGTTAATTTCTTGATTGTTTCATCAAGTTTCTTTGTATCTCCTTGTGTACCGATTTTTATAATAAATTCGCCTAGGTTCATCTTTTTGCCTTATTCAACTCGTACGCTGTGTTCTTATATTGTCTTACAAGTATTTCAAACTGGTATGCTTTAATGACCTCATCAACTGGGGCGTTATATGCTGCCCCAGGATTGCTCCCATACCAGCCAGCTTTGCATATAGTATATATTATAACATCTTCTTTACTTACATTATATTTAACGACTGGAGTAATTTCCCTTCCTTTATATGGGTTTTCCAGGTAGAAATAAGACTTTGAAAAAAAGGGCGTAAATTTTCCTCAATACAAGCATACAAAATCTCGTAATAGTCTGCCCTTGCCTCTGGTACTGCCTCATTATCAAATAAAGCCATATCTATTTTGTAAACTTTTTTATAAGTGCAAACCTTTAGACATTCAAAAATAGCATCCAAAAATTCCTCTGATGTATCAATTCCAATTAGCGTGTCCTTTATAAAATCAATAACGCCAGTAAAGTCTATATCCTTTTCAAATAAAGTTTTATCACCGCCTACTAATTTAATTCCAATAGGTGATTTTTTAATTTCGCTAAAAATTACTTGTTTTAGCTTTTGTACATCTTTCATACTAGCACAATTAATTACAACGGGATTTCCGCTGTTTGTACAAATAAATTCTTTACTCATCTCTGGTTCTCCTTTTTTATTTTATCAGACGCACGAGAATGCGTTTTAAGGTGGATTAAATTATTTTTTAAAGTTTTATATATACAACCCTAGAAAATTAATTCTAGGGTTATATATAACGTTGGACTGGAAGTTAAACAATACTTCTTTCTGCATCTGCAAATTGTATAACATATTCTACAACTGCTTGTGATGTTTCACCGTTTACATTTGATGTCATATTTGGTTTACGTTGTATCATACCACCTTTTAATAGGTATGTATTGTATGATATTTTACCAGCGCCATCACCTACCATCTTAACTACCGAGCCATTAATTAAAACAGTTGAGGCAAAATCTTCGTGTCTTGGTACTAAACCATTTAATCTTTTATCATCATTTGATGACATTAAAACTCTTACAGTCAAAGTGGCGTTTCTACCAGCTTCATCATAAGCGAATATACTATTGCCGTTTTTGCCTGTTTGCAAACTAAATAAATCGTTATTTAATTCAATAGTTCCAATATCACCATCTGCAAAGTCTTTTAGAGGAATATCATTAATTATAATGGTATCACTTCCTGTTAATGCGTATGATGCTCCCATTTATATATCTCCTATCTCTGTACTTGTACGATTACGTTACTTGAATGAATTGCACCAGATAGTTTAATTGCTATTTGTACCAATGGAGCAATTCTTTGTTCTCTTTCCGCTTGGCTTTGTTCCGCAATAGGAATTGAGTAGATGTAGTAACCTTTTTCCTCAATGTTTCTTTGGAAATCTTCTGGGTCGCCAAAAGGAATTGAATCATTCCATTTTAAACCTGTTCCTATTACGCCATTTCTAACGCCTTGAGAACATCTAGTTTCGTAGGCATTTTTTAATCCTACCATACCGACTTCGGTTTGCGGGATTTTTGTATTTGTTTGTCTTAAATAATTAAATCCGCTTACTTCAAGAGCTTTCTTTAACCATAACAAACTTGTAGCTTCATCTGTGTAATATCCGTTATCGAATGAATAAACACAACTTAATCCCTCGGTTGTGGCGTAAATATCAACGCCATTTTGTTTAGCTAAATTGTAGTATGTAGAATTAATATTGCCATCTGGTTTAATACCAGCTAACTCTTTTAAATTCATTGTTAAAACTGTATTTACTCCAGAATAGTTTACTGATTGAGCAAGTGTTGCATAAGCAGCTATTGCACATTTTGCAGCCTCAAAGCCCTCATCAGTTTTTGCTAATAATCTGGTCTTTTTATCGTTTGCCGATTTAATTGCACCGCCCAAAGTTCCGATATTTTTCAATGACTGTACTGCTTCATAATAAACGTGGTCTTTGCCTTGTACTGCGGTTGATACTGCTTCAATTCCAGCGTTATCAAGAGCTTGAGTAGTCAATATACCACCAAAATATCCGACTTCCTCCGCTTGTGCTATTGCGGTTACTAATGATGTTCCAGTTTGTGTAGTTCCTGTTACGGTTACTTGGTTTGCACCGTTAAAATAACTTGAGCCGTACAAATCAGTTCCACTTCCGCCAGTAGTAGCTTTCAATGCAACTGCTGCGGATGTTCCGTAGTTTCTTGAAGTAAATTTAATTTTATTTGTATCAACTACTTCAATATCACAATCTAAATATTGATTTTTCAATATAGCTACAATGTCATCAACCTTGCTAATTTTAGTAAAATTCAAAGCTGTTGCGGTGTAGTCTGTGCCGTCAATAGTTACGGTTAAATCACCATTTGCAATTTCTTTTAATGCCGTAATTATTGTAGTAGTAATTGCTACGGTAGTGGTATTTCCGCTTGTTGCATTTGTTGCACTATATGGGAATATCAATACTTGACCGTTTCCAGTTCTTAAATTTGGTACAGATGTAAATAATGATTGAACCATTTTAGCCGTTAATGAGTTTGTACCATACTCATTAATAGCATCTTGTGTATTTACTGCCCAAATATATGGCTCTACACTCAATGGCTGCTCGTTTGTAAATAAACAAATATTGTTAGTTTCGTACTCTCCTAGTCCTTTAGGAGCAGCTGACACACTAACATTAATTGTATAACTAAGAGGTACCGTTCTTGTCATTTTTCTACCTTTCTACATTTATATATTTTTATTATAACAATTTTCAATTATTTATAATACTGTCGCCTTGTATTGTAAAATCGGCAAAAATATTACTATTCTTATTCCTTGCTTGAGTTCTAAACGATTGGTAATAATCAACCTCTTTAGTGTATTTATTCCAAGTCAAGCAATTAAACCTTATAGTGTATCTGTTTAATTCCGAGCCACCGTCTAATCCTGACAAATTTACGGCATCCGAAATTGTACCTATTTTAAATTGGTATTTATCTTGTAATTGCTCTGCATCTGTACTATTCAAGCACGCTTGTATTTCGGGGTATCTCTCTCTTGCCTCGTTATTTTGAGAATAGCAATCAATTTGTATTGTTCGATTTTCGTTTATATAGATATCTTCGTAATACTTTGTAACGTCTTCTATAACTTCCGTTCTATATTCACGCCTATTAGAAAATATTTTGTTTTGTAACGTGCTAACTGTTATTTGCAATTTAGGTGTGTTAAATAGCTTTATGTTTTGAGATTTAATCATAACACAAGGAATTTCATTCCCCTGGGGGTCTAAGCCATAATTATTCGGCAAATCTAATCTCATTTGTATCAATTCAACAAATATTTTTTCGATTTCTTTTTGCATTATATTATCTTGCTTTCTTCATAATCTCTAATAACTTGATACTCAATAAACCCATTCAACGAGTAATCCTTAACTGCCATAACTTTATAGCGTTTATCCTGGAATATTATTTTATCTTGTGTCTGTAAATTAAGAGTTCCGCTTTTAGCGTGAATCCAGTACCAAGACCAAGAGCGTTGATTTTCTGGTTTAAATTGTAATTCTTCATCCCTTAACGGTTGCCAAACGCCCAAAAAATCTATTCTTTTTTGAGTTTTTACAACATCCCCATCCACTATTGACTGGGTTATTTTAATTAGTGATAGCGGAACTTCCCAGCCAGTTAATGTATTTGCCATATTAGGCATTCCGTTTTTTAAACTTCTATTGCGTTGAAAATTAAGCATTTTCTACCTCGTATGTTATACTTCCTCTTAATCTGCCAGTATCTATTAGTGGTTTGCTACTTCCTTTTTGTCTGATAGTTATTGCACTATTTGGCGCCCATTGACCGTTTCCGCTAGTTTCAAACGCTTTTTGTATTTGAAACAATCCAGCTTCACCGATAATTTTAGCTAAATCTTTCATTATATCTTTATCGCCATATTCTTTGAGTAATTCTATATCACCTACATAATCATAAATTAGTTTTTTAAATTCTGGACTCTTAATTGGTTCATATAGCCAGCTTCTTGCTGGAATGTTTATTTCTGTGGTTGATTTTCTTAAATTTACACCGAAGGTATGTCTGAAATATGCTCTCATTTTATCGGTTACTTGTATTTTTGCACCATATTCTTGTACCGCACCTATGCCTGCTAAATCCATATTAGGCGATATTGGTTTGTTATTCTCTGCTAAAATACCGATTTTAACAGAATAATACTTGCCAAGTGCTTTGGATATTTCCTTTAGTTTGCCTACTAATAACTGATTGTTTTTTTCGTGTTCCATTATGCTATTGTAGGACCTCCCTTAAATAGCATTACATTACCAATTAAATAAGGATATATCAAAGTGCCATATTTAATACCATATCCAGTATTGGCATAAGCCGATAACGCTGGATTATTGTTTATATATGGCGGTATTGTATATCCCTCTGAAACAGAACCTACTGATTTAGATGTAGGAATACCAATAGTATTAGCACCAATTGCATTATTAAAATCTATTGTCAAATAATGTGCTGCCAGGTATAAAAACACCATCAATGCAGTTTGTTCATCTCCAAATAAACTTTCATTGAAATTTACCTTTGCCTCATTATATGCATTTGTAATATCGCTATCTTGTGTATAATTTAGAACCGAATCGTTATATACACTCCAATAGGTAGTATTTGTAGGTACATTTCCAATAGATTGTTTAATGCATTTATAAAAAATACCTTCATAATAAACCTCATCATCAATAAAATAGGTTTTTGTTGCCGAATAAGTTAATTCTGTTAAATATTGCGGTGTGAACCTAGGAAATTGAGTCTTAAATTGTGCTGCTGTTAAGTTATCAAATATTGACATTTTATCTTCCTTTATAGAATAAGGGAGAACCTATGTTCTCCCTTGTGTTATTGAAGAGAACCAGAGTAATCTTCAATTATGAAGAGAATCTATTTTTTAGTTGTTTTCTTGGTTTCTTTGACAAGTTTTTCAACTTTTTTCGCATCTTTTTTTAACTCTTCAACTTGTTTTTTTAGTGCTTCCACTTCTTCTTTATCTATATACTCCTCAACGCCTGGTTGAGTTTTTAATATATTTACTGTTTTTGTGTCTTTTATTTCTAAGATTTTCCCAGCTTCTAATACTGTATCAAAAGCTATGTAATTGCGTGGTGAATTATTTATTAATTTCATTTCTAGTTCTCCTTTTTAGTGAAACAGGGGGGAGCGTTGCCCCTCCCTGTTATATTTTATGTATGTATTTGAAAGAGGTCTATTGTTGGTCTGCATATAATACTGCACCGGTTCTCTTAACATACGGTGTTATAAATTGACCGTGTGCTTGAGATACTAAATCCAATGAACCTTGTGGGAATAAAGGCATTGGTGTATATGGTACAGGTAAGTAAGAGCATACATTGTCTGCATCTGCATTGTAGAATACATATCTTGCACCAGTTCCAGCAGCGTTTGCAGTTTCACCGTATTTAGCGTGGACGATTTTGAAATCACCACCTACAATACGTTTAAACGCATCTTCTAGCACTTGAAGTCTATTCAAACCGAATGTTCCATAAGGTTTAGTTAATGAATAGAAATCGGATGTCGGTAATAACAATCTATTGAAATTCAATATATAAGCGTTATTTGCACCGAATGCATTAGGTGCTGCTGCCAAGAATGTATCAAATTGAGCATCTGTCATTGCCGATAATTTTGCAGATATTAATGTAGCATTAACTGTTACATTAGGCGCATTTAACAAACCAAAAGATTTGCCATCACCTAAGCCCAAGAACCAAGCATCTTGTAACATTAAATCCCAGACTTTTTTACGAGCTTTTTCGTTTTCCTCAATAATTGAGAATGTTTCATCATTTGCTCTGCCGATGTTTACAAGTTCGTTTGATACTTCATAAGTCCATCTCCAGAAGTTGTTAGGCATTGTTAATGTACCGACTTCGATTGTTGAATTAGCATCCTTTGCAATACCATTTGAGAATGGGTTTACGATACCTTGTTTACCAGCATTTGCTTTGTAGTTGATTGCATATTGTAATAATTTTGTAGCGTATGCACCTCTGCCTACTTCAATAGGGCAAAAGTCTGATAATTTTTGTCCATTTAATTCGTAGTACAAAGTATCAATTACACCAGCGATAATGTCTGTTGTAGTTGTGATTACTTGTTCTAAGCCAGTTGTAGCTCCTATACCGGAGTTACGAACAATGCCTGATAAGTTATTTCTTAATCTTTCCTTGTGTTCTTCTTTTGAATAAACACCCATCATTTGTGTCATTATATGTTTCTCCTTATACCTAACCTGCTGCCTGTGTACCAAGTGTAAAGTCTAATTTAACTTGGATTAAATCACCAGCTGCTGCTGCTGCTGTTTCTGCAACGCCAATATAGGCATAAGTTGCAGTTGTTGAGTCATCAACTTTTCTAGTTGAAGCATTGAATTGTAATTTAGCACCTACTGCAATAGCACCAGCTGCTACCATAAATACAGAATCACCAGTTGTAGCCAATGCAACTAAATCACCTACACCGTGAACATTGTTTAATGCATCATAAACAACCATTCCATAAGGAACGTCTGTTACGGCTGCAGCTGCAACTACTGGTCTAGTTGTAGATGTTGATGAGCCGTAGAGTTTTACAAAAGAACCAGCTGTAACTGTGTCAGTTGATGTTCCAGAGTAAAATTCTGCGTTGTGAATGTGAGGTTTGTTCGGCATATAAGCATACATACCTTCTGCTGGTTTTGTACCTGCTGCCGTTAATGAAAATGCCTGTGTCATTTAGTTTTCTCCTTTACTAATTAAAATTTATTGCCTTCTTCTAATCGTTCTTTGCGTGAAATGTATAATTTTGTTTCTTCTGCCTTGCCAGTTCCTCCCATAACAATATCAGTCATTGAGTTTTTAACTTTTTTGTTTTCTGCTTTGTCCTCTTCATCGTCTTCGTTTTTGGTTACATCTTCATCGTCTTCTTCATCGTCTTCGTTATCGGCTTTTTTGTCTTCTTCTTTGTCATCTTCGTTTTTGCATTTGTTTTTAGCTTCTTCTTTTTCTTCTTTTTCATCTTCATTTTTAGCTTTGTTATCAGCTTTGTCATCCTCAGATGGTTCATAAGATAATTCTTCAGCTTTTTTAATTACTGTTCTGATGATTTCATCATCAACTTTGTCTTTTAAAATTCCGCCAATTTCGTCAATCAATTTGCGTTTGTCTTCGTTTTTAACTGTCATTTCGTCTTCCTTTTCATTGCTAACTACGTTTTTAATAAAATCTTTTAAATCATTTAGTACTGACATTGTTATATCTCCTATGCTGTTATACGCTTTATAAGTTTTTAATTTAAAATTGGTATCAAAAATTGCCTTGTCTCCATTGTCATATCTTAAAATAAATTCTTTATTATCTTTATCGTATTCTGTATATTTTCTATATTCGTTAATATAACTTTTCATTCCTGCTTTTTTTGCTTCTTCAGGATAATGTTCTGCTATCATTTCCGCAAAATGATAGTTATTCCCA